TGAGGAAGGTGTCCACAGGGTGTTGGTCCTGATGTTCGTGCTTGAAGTGAACCTGAAGTCCGTTGTGAGGATCAGCTTTCGTCTACCCGCAGTACCAATCAAGGTTACGGACACAAAGCGCCGTGCGAGGTACTCGAAGGGGACCGAAAAGTCCTGCTGGCTCCCATTCAACGGATAGGTATAAACGGTTGTAACTGCCATACGTTCTCCTTGTGTATGTGCATAAAGAAAGGGACCCGTAGGTCCCCTTAAAGTGAGGGCTTTTAGCGTTGCCGCTCGACCCCTTGTTGTTCAGCTAATCGCTGCATTAAGGATTGCGTTGCAGGGTCGTTAGGGACGAACTGCTTGAGGGCATTCCATATACCCGTCCTGAAGGCCAAGTCATCGGTACTCCGGTCGCCAGTTGCGAGCTGATACCCGTTGTACCCAAGGCCAATCGCAAGGTTTGCCGCTACGTTAGCCGCTGGGACTTGCTCAGCGATTCTCCCGAAGGCATCTCCAGCCATATCAGAACTCAGTGGGTTGTACTTAACGGCGTAGGAGCGCTCCTGGCGTTTCTCCCGAGGGAGGATGGAGGTACGCACCATTGCCGCTGAGTCAAACCCAAAGGGAGCCGTGATGTAGTTGGAGGCACCCAGAGGGGAACCCACACTGGAACTCCTGGAGATAGCCGCGTAGGCCAGCATTGAGGGGCTCAGGGCCTTCTCTTTGTAGTCCTTGCGGGCACGCTCAGGCATACCCAGGGCTTTCAAGTGGACGGACCCAGCGTAGAACGCAGTGGCGAGTCCCACGGAGATGACTGCCTGCATGACCTGATCGAGGGCCTGTCCGTTCTTGGTGGCCTCCATCCAGCCGCGCATAACGCGACCATTGAGACTCCTCAGGACAAACATCTTGAACTGTAGAGCCATCGCCCAGCCCGCCCCGTACTGCTTAGAGGGCGCGTAGGACATCTTGTGGGGACGCAGCATCGTTTCATCAGCTACGCGATCCCCGAGGCGGTAGAGGTCCATAGAACGGACATCTGAGGCCAGCCCCTCAGGGTTCTCAATGCGCCACTTGCCGGACTTGCGGTCCTGCTTGAAGTGGGCACGAATGAGGTCCTGAATTCCCTTGAATTGCTCAGGGGAGATAGATGCAGAGCGCAGACGCTCAGGGCTGAACAGGTCAGTCACCTTGCCATTCAGGGTGTGGTCGATGAGGTCAACCAGGGCACCTTGACGGCCAGCGTCCAGGATGTAGTTACCAGACTCCCTGAGAAGCCAAGTGAACGGAGAGCGAGCTGCCAGTTCCTGAGTACCGAACTTAATGGTCCCCATCGTCTGCGCCCAGAATTCACTGCTGTTCTGACGGAGGCTATCAACGATGTCCTGGCGAGATGGCCGGATGATGTCGTCAAGCTCCTTACCGAACATCAGACCGTGGAGGTCCTTAATGTCCTCTGGGGTCAGTCGGGCGTCCTTAGTGGTCCACTGCTTGAGCAGAGGGATACCTTTCAGGAGCATCCGCTGGTGTCCCTTAACGACCATCGAGGCAATCTCAGTGAGGTTCTGAGCGCCCATGTAGGCGTTCTTTGAGAAGAACCCGAGGTCAGTCAAGGCCCGTGCAGCAGTCGCCCAGGCGTTATCTGGGTCCCTACGGGCACGCCCAGTGAGCATCTTCAGGGCATCCATGAGGGCATCAGCCTCCTGGGACGCTTTACCGTGCATAGCCTTTTGGCGCATACCGTTGGCGAGGTTCTTGAGTTCCCTTGTGGTTTTCCCAGTGCCCCCCATGATGGCAATGTCACCATTAACCCTTCGGTCGTACTGTGGGACCACCCTCAGGAGGTTGAAGTCCCTCAGGTCGTTCACGGAGAACATCCCACCGTCCGGCATTGGGATTTGCATGTCGGAGTCGAAGAGGTTACGGGCCTCCAGGTAGTCGTTGTTCTCCAGCCCTGCGCCATCCTTGAGGTGCTCTTCGACCAGGGAGTTGGCCGTGAACTGGTTGGAGTGGCTGATACCGTAGGCCTTGTCACGGGCGTACTTCTCTACGGCTGCCTGGAGTTGCTCAGGGGTCATCGGCTTGGCCTGAGGGTTGCCCTTGTTGGCCTTGTCAAAGCCCTCCTGGATCATCGCGTCCACACGCTGACGGACCTTAGGCCTGGACACATAGGAAGCCATCCAGGAGTGGACGATTGCGTCCTGTAGACCCTCTTCCCCACCAAACCGCTGGAGGGCCTGGAGCTTCGCCTCACGGCTGTAGCGCTGAGGGAAATAGGTCGAGAAGTGCCGAGTGTCCTCCAGGAGGGCCTTAGCACGCAGGTCCCCGAACTGAGCCGGGTTGCTGATGTAGTCCCACTTCTGGTTCATGTGCTTACGCAGCTCGTCCAGGAGCTTCATCTCTGGGGGAGTCAACTTGGCTGGCGTATCGGCCTCCAGGGCCTCTACCACACGACGACTGATCGCCTCCCTGCGTGCCCCTTCGGACATATTCTGAGCACGCCAGAATGGGTCCTTGAGGGCCTCATCGAAGCCTTCAGACAGCCGTAGGTGGACTGTGTGATCCTGGCTACGGAGACGCTCAGCGATGTCCGAGGCTGTAGGCCCGAACTTACCGTTGGAGCCATCTGTGTAGCCTGTGGAGGACCGGAAGAGGTCCCGCGCCACTGAGCGCATCTCCTCGGAGTCAGAGCGACCCAACTTCAGACCGATCTCTGTTAGTCCACCCATAGTCACCCCGAAGGCTGCCTTAGGGTTCCCATTGAGTTCCGTGAAGGCCTCCACGGTCTTTGGGTTGATCGGAGAGCCACCACTATGGATGGCCCCATCGAGGGTACGGGCAGCGTCAGCGTCAAATGGCACATCCAGGTAGTCACCCGCTGGGCTCTTCTTGATCTCCTCCCCTTCACGGAAAGGCATGGCCGCTGGGTCATCATTCAGTCCCTTCTGGCGTGCCTGCTCGCGGGTCGTTAGACGGCCTATGGTGCCCTTGAGTTGGGCATCAGGGTTAGGCAACTGGGCTTGACCCAGCTCACCCTCAATTGGACCCCGTTCGATCCGCAGGTAGCCATTAGGCAGACCTGGAGGTGTAGGCTCAGGACCCAGAAGTTCCCCTTCGAGAGGCGCTGGGCCTGTGTCAGTATCCCAGGAGTTGCGGCCAGAGGGACGTGCCCCCAGGAGGCCATTGAGGACCCCACCGAAGGCAGCACCACCAGCAATCGCCATCCCCAGGTGTTCCTCCCGGCCAGACGCTTTGGCTGCGCTGTGCTCCGACATGCCCCCAATGGCACCACCAGCGATAGCACCACCAAGGATACGGGAGCCCAGGCCACCAGCGGCACCCTTCCCAGGGTTCACCAGTGAGTAAGGATCACCAAGGGCTGACCCCAGGCCACCAGCGAGGGAGGCACCCAGGCGGTCGCCTTTGGTAGTCTCCTCCATCCGCTGGTTCTCCAGGGCCATCGCAAGGTTCTGGTCGAAGTTCCTACGGTAGCCACGGAGGACCACATCGTAATACTGAGGGTTCAGGCCCGAGGAGCGGAGCTTGTCATAGTCCTCATCCGTCCAGTCACTAAGGCGACCCATCTCAAACGGATCGTTAAAGATGTCCTTCATGGCTGTATAGGTCTGCATGAAGTCGGCCTCTGGCGGGGCCTCAGTGACGGAGCGAATCATCATCCCCAGGACGGATGTACGGAGCCCTACGGAGGCGTTATTGCCTGCCCCCTCGAAGAACCCACGGTCTTTGTCTTCGGTCTTCCCAGTGGTCTCATACAGCGTCTGAGCGAACGGTGTCGCCTTCGGTGCGATGTCCTTACCGGCAATCTCGAAGGAGGCTAAAGGGCCGTCCTGAGGGTCCTCAGTGGCTACCTTGGATTGGGCCTCGATACCAGCGGGAGCCTCATACCCGCCGTCTGGCTTTACGAACGCATCCAGCTCGGCCTTCTTGCCCGTGTTGGTCACATCCATGAGAGACCTCATGTAATTGAGGCCTTCCTCGGAGACCCCAGTGAAGTCCCCACGGTCGTAGGCTTCAATCTGCTTGCGGCCTACCTTGCCTCCCCCTTGGTTGTACAGGAGGAGCGCCTTCAGCTCATCACCTCCAGCGATCTTGATGTTATCCCGCATGTGACGGGCTGCTGCATCCACGGACTTCTCAGGGTTGAAGAAGTCCTCATCCCGCTCCAGCCCGTAGGCCAGCCCAGTGGCTTTGGTCATCTGGGCCAGACCACGAGGCCCCGTAGGGCTCACGGCGTTAGGGTTGAACGAGGACTCCTTGTAGATTTGCTTGTGGAGCAGGTCATACGGAACCCCATAGCGTGCCGAGGCGGTTTGAATCAGGGAGTCGAATGGACTCCCCTCAGCTTTAACCTTGGCGTAGCCTTGATCCTTCATAATGTTCCTCCTTTAAGGGTTAGCGGTCCTTGAACCCCGCTGCTCCCTCAAGGGTCCCAGTGGATGGATCAAGCCCGCTGAACGGTGATTGTTTACGGCGTTGCTGTTCGGCCTTGTACTTGCCGATCTTCTCGTCTGCTGCCTTCTGCTTCTCAGCGTTGGCCTTGAGGCTCGCCTCCTCCTGACGGAACTGGTATTCCTGACGGAGGTACGCATTGGTGATCGGAGGGAGGTTCAGCGAGGACAGTGGGTCATCCAGGACGATCCCCTGAGGGGTCTCAGTGATCGTGATGTCACCCTCGTTGATCCAAGGGCGGTTCACTGCGATCTGGCGGATCATCTCGTTAACCAGGTCCTGGCCTTTACGCCAACTGGTAGCGTCCTGGGGATCGACCATCAGCGTCTGCTTCTGGATGCGACCAACACGCTTGTCATCGGCTGCCGTGAAGCCCACAGTGGTTTTATCCAGCCAGGACTTGACGGTATCCAGGGCTCCCCTTTCGTCACCTGTGCGGTACAGCTCGGAGTCGTAGAGAGTCCTGGCGGCATTCCGTAGGTTCGATGGGATGTACGCAGCGTCACTGCTGGTGGAGGTCAGCAGCTCTCCCCATTTGCGCTCCTGGATGATCTGCTCTTCACGAGGGATACCCTTCATGCGCCTATCAGCGTCAATCATGGTGTCCAGGCCGATCCCGTTGCGCTCCATTAAGCCGATCCGCTCGGCCAATGCAGCTTGCTCTGGGTAGAGAGACGCGATGGTCGCTGGGTCAGCTTGGTAAACCCTCTGGAACTCACGGATTCGCGCAGTGTTAGCCTCAGTGACCTCAGCAGACTCAGCCGTTACGAGGCCGTTGAACTGATTCACAGCGTCGTTCGTTAGGGTCTGGAAGTGCTTACGGAAGGGACCATCCGAGTAGTCAGCCCGCAATAGGCCGAGTTTGATCTTGTCCTTCTCCTCATCAGATAGGCTCATGCTGTCCACCTGGGCGAGCTTCCTGATGGCGAAGTTCGCAGCGTCCTCCTCCTTGAATTCCCCAGTGTTAGGGGTCGTCTCGAAGGTACGCCAGTCGGTGGACACATTGTCCCCGGCCATGCGCTGGGCGTACTTGGACTCGAACACCAGGGCGCGGTTGTCGGCCTTGAGCTGTTTGTCCATCTCCTTAATGCGTTTCGCTGAGTCCTCCCCGATCTTCGCCAGGAGATGTCCACGGGCAGCATTCAGGGCCTGGGTCTGTGATGTGACCACGTTGGTGTCCTGAATCTTGTTCAAGGAGTCCTGCATCTTGCCCAGCATTGAGAGGCCCTCGTGGGGGTCACTCTGGGCCAGGGCATTCTGGACACCGAAGGTGAACTGCTGGGTCAGCTCCCGACTACGGTTGAAGGTGGCCTCACCGGCCTTGGCCTGATAGTTCTCCAGGACCTGAGGACCCACGATGTCGCGGATTTTCATCTGCTTACCGTAGAGTGTTACCGTCTGGTCCCCCAGGTTCTTAAAGAAGACATCTGCCCCAGGTTGTGTTGCGTTCTGCGCCAGGGAGTCCTGGAGGACACTGACGGCCATCTGCTCGGTCGGAATGGACCCACCAGCGAGGCTCGCATTGAAGTAGTTCGCAAAGTGGGCTGGGCCATCAGGAGACCGAAGGAACGACTCATCGGAGAACATCGAGCCCAGGTCCGAGGTGGCCTCCATCTGGGCAATCGCCTTGGTCTGCTCGCTGATCTTACGGGCGTGCTCATCGTAGACCGATGCTGTCCGTTGAACGATGTCAGCGTTAAACCCACGTTGATACGCTTGGTCCGAAGAGTCGATCCCCACGGATTCCGCATAGGCCCTCGCCTTGTCCTCCAAGCGGGTATTGCGGTACTCAGCGAGTTCCGCCTGGGTCTTGAAGGCCCCATCAGCGATCTTCTGTCTGATCTCCGATTCGACCTCAAAGGCAGCGTTACGGCCCGACTTGAAGCGCAGGGCCTCCATAGCGTCTGGGTCGTCTTGGTATAGCAGAGTGCCATTCGCAGTGGCCTCCCTACGCTGCTCAGGGGTGAGCTTTCGGAGAATCTCGTTGGAGCGTTCATCCGCCAGGGACTTGTTGACCTTATCGTAGGCCCCATAGAGGTGGGACATACTCTGGCCGAAACGGATCAGGGCATCGTTGTTCCCTGGGTCCTGTGCTTGGACACGCACGGCCTGATAGCCGAGGCGTCCAGTTTCCCGTAGGCGCTCTACCCCTGTGCGCTCCTGGGACTGAACAGCTTGATTGATTAAGTTAGGCACCTTTGGTCCCTCCTCCTTTTCCGAAGCGGCCACCAGAGCTTGCATAGGCCCCCATACCTGCTGAGGCCACGTCCAGGGCATTGGCGAGCTTCGAGGTGCGGAATACGGGAGCAGACCCCTTGATCTGGGACTTGGTGTTCTCCACGTTGCCCACTTGGTTCGCAAAGATGGCCTGATAATCACGCTGGTAGTTGTCCATAACGCCTACCTTCTCTCTGGAAGTCTCAGCGTCAGTGACCCGCTTGATGCGCTCCATTGAGTTGCCCGCGATGCCAGACTCTCCGATTGCCGCTGAGACCATCCCTCGGTTCCGAAGCGACTTAAGGTTGATCTCGGTGAGCTGCTGGTTGGCCTGTTCGGCCTTGTCGCGCATCTCCAGGCTCAGGTCAGCATTCGCCATGTTCATCTGGCGGACCATCTCGATCTGGGACTTACGGCGAGCATCTTCGGCGGCACCCTCGGCTTTCGCCCTATCGTGTGCGCCCATCGCTGTGCCTGCCACGGCAACTGCCGCAGCGGCTATAGGTACGGCTAAGCACATGGCTCCTCCTTATGTGTGTCTAAAAGAAAAACTGACGGAACTCGTGCCCATTGTGGAAATACGGATGGTCCACCCAGACAGCCCCGAGGAGGGTCAGCAGGCGGATGTGGTCGGTGTTCTCCACGGACACGATGTTGGTGAAGTGGTAGTGATCCTCCGGGCGAGCCTTTGCGGCTTCCCTTTTGATCTTGACCAAGTGCCCAGCCAGGAGGCGGAACATCTTGATCTTCCCCGATGGGCTCAGGGCTTTCGCTCTGTTCGTGTGGACGAACCAGATGAGCGACTCTGCGTGACCTCCCACAGCCAGGACCCTGCCGAGGTCGTCTGCGATGTACATCACTGTGGGGTCATCTGAAGAGGCCGTCAGGACATCTATAGGGTCACGTCCGGCCTCGATCCTATCCATCTCCTCACGGTCACTTTGCGAAAGGTCAAGGGCAGCCAAGTAGAGATGCAGATAGTTTGCTTTGTGAATACGCATGGGACCTCCTTGCCCCTATATAAAGGAAGGCCCCGAAGGGCCTCCTTGTGTTACACGCCAGTGGATCGGCGTAGGTAGTTACCCTCCCAGCCGCACCCGATGATGTTCACTGGGACTGGAGCCCTGGAGAACAAGTAGACCATCTGGTTCTGAGCATTGCCTGTGATTGGGAACTTGAACTGCCCAGTGCCAGCGTTTGGCTCGCCTACGGCCACTGAGGACCCAAGGCGTCCACCCGCCATGTCATAGCTGAACTGAACCGCTCCGTTATCCACTACGACCTGGAAGGACCCGGACTCCTCGTAGTTCACCCAGGCACGGCGAAGCTGGAGCCTCCCGATGTCCTCAGTGCTCGTGGAGCCATCGTCCGCTGTCTGCTTAATGAGGAACTTCGAGAACCCGTAGGTGAACTCGTAGGCACGCCCGACGATGAAGTTCCTGCCGGTCACGTTACCGTCCACCTTTAAGATGGGGTCGGCTGCCCACCCACCAGCGGGCATCTCATGGAGACGGAACACACCGTCCTCAGAGAGTGTCCAGAAGTCGCCTTCCCCAGGAGCAAACCCGTAGAGGGTCCGTAGGTCCAGCTTGGTCAGGTACTCATCATCGTTGTAGATCGTTGGGACTACCTGCACCTTCATGTCCATGTAGGCACGCCAGGGCTCACTGCTGTAGTCCACAGTGTCCTTTGTGAACTCGACACGTTCCAGGGTGATTCCCCCAGGACGCCGAAGGATCATCCACATGAAGGACCCGATGCAGGCAGCGCAGAGCACCTCCACACCCTCCCCCATGTCCCAATGGCTCCACGACTGCTGCACCACTTGTTCGTCCAGGTAGAGGAACTTGTAGATGAACACACAGCTTCTCATGGAGTCACTGAGGACCGTAAGGAAGTTCTCGGTGCCTGACCCGTGGAGGGAGAACACCGTGTTGGGTATATAGCTCGGGACGTGCGCTGATATGTCCTCAGCGGACTTCACGTTGCTCACATCTTGGATCGCGTAGTACCGCTTGATGGATGTGTAGGACGCCCGAGGACTCGCAAAGTAGACCCCACGGCCAATACCGAAAGGACGTGCGTTGTCGCTAACATCGAACTCCGTGGTGAGGTCCAACTGGATGTTCTTAGGCGACAGGACCCCAGAGCTGCTCAATACGAACTGAGCTTGGTCGCTCCACAATAGGAGCTGCTCCGAGAAGGGCACAGCGTACTTGAGGATGGACACACGGTTATGGCTGATAGCCACGTCGATTGGGTCATCATCACTAAGCTCAGCTACCGAGGCAGGGAAGAAGTCGAAGTATTTAGCCGTGCGGCTCATCACCACGTTCTCCCCTGAGAGGAACCCCAGGCGGTTACGGAAGAAGAACACATCGTTGATCGTGGATTCCGTAAAGCTGGGCATTGGGTTCGTCTTATCGTCACCTGCCGCTCGGGTTCCCCAGGACAGCGGTGTGAAGTCGAACTGACCATCGGCAGCCCGGATGATGGCATGAGGCATACTTAGGGGATCGACCCCTGCGATGATCCCAGGCTTAACGGTCTCCCTCCAGACAGACCCAGAGGCGTCATAGCGCACCCAGTAGTTGTCTCCAGTCCTGGAGGCTTCCCCAGTGATCTCCACGAGGTATCCGTCAACACACTGGCTCGGCAGCTTCGAGAAGGACTGCACCTGATAGACGAACCCGTTAATCAACTGGTTGGCGTAGCCATCAGCAGTGGCGATAGACCGGATGTTGTCGTTGGCTGGGGCATTAATGACCACCCACCCTGGACCAGATTGCGCTGACCACCCAGAAGGACCGAGGGACGCATTTAGTTGGTCCCTGATCTTGTTGGCGATGACCTGGGCATCTGTTTCGTTGACATGCGCTGCGACTGAGCCATCTGGTAGCGCAACAGTAGCCTGGGCAGACTCGATAGGGACGTTAATAGCCACCTTCAAGGTTCGCCCGTATTGACCGCCACGGACATTGATGATCGCCCTTCCGTCCAGACGTGGATACCCAGCCTGTGTAACCGATCCAGCCATAGTCACCTGACGGTTTCGGTTCACTACGAACGTGTAGTCAGCCACAGTGACCATCCGTAGGTCATCCCGAGGGTTCGCACAGTTGGCATACCCGTTGTACCCACGGACTGTGTAGGTGTTGCCCAGGAGGTCCCTTACGGCAATCCCACTGCCTGTGAAGATCACAAAGTATTGCTCAGTGCGGTCACGGTTGATTAGGTGGATGGCAGGCTTCCCAGGCCACATGGAGTCAGGCCCGAGGTACTTGACGAACTTGGTAGGCGGACGTTTCTGGAGACCCTCTGCCTCTGAGGACCACCCATTGATCTGGATAGAGCCTTGGTTCGAGAAACGGAGGATCTCCGGTTGCTGACTGATACCACCCTTGAGGTTCTTGACCGACTGTGATACGAGACCCATGTAGACCTCCTATCGAGTCAATCGGCCAGCGACCCAGGCGTCACCGTCCAGCATGTTGAAGTCGCCATAGTCCAGCTCGAATTCCTGGACTGCCTGCCATGCTTCCTGCTCCTCAAGTTGCAGGGAGGCTTCAATCTCAGCGGCTCCGAAGAACCGGATGTTGAATCTGCGCGCTGCCTTAGCGACGATGTATGTGCGGAACTGCACAGGCATCTCACTGAAGGTCCTGAGGCGAATCAGGTTCACGGTGATGCTGCCGTCGAACTGATCGGTCTTGGCGGTACGGTCGTACACGTAGCCACCCCGATTGGCATACACAGTGGTCCCATCGGTTGCCTTGACGGACAAGTAGTCTGGGAGCCAGTTGATGAGCTTCGAGAACACATCAGGGGTCAGTGTGGCGTCCTCTTCTATATTGAAGGTCCACCCACGGGACTGAACCTCAGTGTTCACACCATTGAGGATTCGGCGGCAGTTCGCTACGTCAGCGTTAGAGCCTCCCTCCAGGGTGTTCACTGGGCTTTCCCCAATGGATGCAAGCATGTCGTTAACCGCTGCAAGTTCATCAGAAGTCTCAAGGGTTGCCTCAAAGCTGCGAGCCATAAGTTCTCCTTGTGTTTTCTAAAGATAAAAAAAACCCCTAAGAGCCATTGCGGACTCAAAGGGGTTTGGGATGAGGCTCTTAGGCCACGTTGAAGACCAGGGCACCTGCTGCTTCTGGGCGCAGACCACCGTGACCCATAGCGTACTTGCCGATGATCTGATCGGCTTGGTACTCAGCACGACGAGCGCGCTCCAGTGCCATGTCTTTCAGCTTGACAGTACCTACAGCCGAGCGATGGTTGAACAGGCCCACAACGGAGTCCAAGGCCACCTTAGCGGAGGCAGTTGCAGTGGCTGGGAAGGCGTGCTTCCGGTTAGTACCGGCTTGATCGTCACCAGCACCACCCACAGTCAGGTGAGGTACTTCGATAACCTCGAAGCCCATCACGTTGCGGATGTTGCCGGTCTCAGGGTCGATCAGAGCCGAGTAGTTTGCCGAGTTAGGCATCAGGGCAGCCAGGATGGCCGAGTAGTTGTCTGGAGTGGTGTAGAACTTACGGTCCGAGGACGGAACATAGTTCGAGGTCAGACGGGCGCGGGCAGTGGTCAGACCCTTCAGGATCGCCTTACCCAGGGCCTCAGCGTCTGCGTTCAAGGTGGCCTTATCGCCTACCTGTAGAACGGTCGCTTTGCCCAGGCCAGTGATGGTTTCCTCACTGCCAGTAGGCAGGTTGCACAGCTTAGCCATCTCGGCCAGCACAGCACCGTCAGCCGCAATCGCCAGGGCCTCACCGAGTTGCGCCGAGTATTCGGAGCGAACATCGTAGTGGTTCATAGCGTCTTCAATGTCGAAGATCAGCACGTCCGAGGTCAGCAGGCCGTCAATGGTGATGACCTTCTCGGTGTGTTTGATCTCGCCACGTTTGTCGTCCAGAGACTCACCTGGCTTCAGGTAAGCTGCACCGGTACGACCCATCACAGGGAACTGTGCGGACTTACCGTTCTGGATGGTGCGTACCATGTGCTTGTCCATAGTCACCGAGCGGCGAGCGAATGCAGTCAGCACCTCACCGCCGAAGACCTTCAGGAACAGAGCCAACTGATCGGAATCGACAGAGCCTTTTCCTTGGTTCTTACCGACTTGTTGACCTTTAATAGTTGCCATAGAGAACTCCTTGTATTTTCCTTGGCCCAATCCCAGGGCCGTTCTTTTCGAGCAGGCACACGGAAGCCCCAGGGTTTACCTGGAGGCCTCTGTGTCCCTTAAAGTGAGGGTTTTTAAATCAGGGTCAGAACGAGCTTGCTGCTACCCGAGCCTCGACCTTGGCGCGGAACGCTGGGTCAAGTCGGTACTCGCTTTTGCTCATATCGCGGATCATCTCGGCGCGTGAGGAGTAACCCTCAGCCGCTGGAGCTGCACGTCGAGCTGGAGCTGCTGGAGCAGCCTTAGTGACGCTACGGGCTGGAGCCTTGCCGAACTTCTTGGTGTGGCTCTGTACGCCCAGGTTGATGATCGTGCGGATCGCCTTGAGGTCCTGCCGTTCGATAGCCTCGAAGAGGGACTCAGTGGACTCAGGGCTGGTGCTCTGCATGTGCTTAATGATCTTGTCGAAACGATCCTTGCCACCTGCGTAGTCCACCACCTTGGCAACGAATTGATCCGCAATGGACTCCTGGCCTTTGATGTAGCTGTCCACGAACTGGCGCGAATAGCCTGCCTTTTCGAGGGCCTTGTAGGACGCCTCGGAGATGCCATCAGCTTCGTACTCTGCTTCGATTCGAGCTGCGACCTCTTCGGTGAGGCCGTTTCTGATGGCTTGGTCGCGGAGAGCCGTGAAGCCGTCTGCGTAGGCTGAGATAGCCGCACTGGCTTCCTTCAGGTCATCAGGTGCCTCTGGGAGCAGCTCAAAGCCTTCCTCAGATTCACCGTTGTCCTCGGTGTTGTCCGAACCTTCGTGGGCCTCTTCGTCGCCCTCGGTTTGGTCATCCTGCTCAAGTCCTTCAGTGGACTCATCAGGTTCCGCAAGGTTGATCGCATCGTCACCATCGCGGGCATCCACGTTCAAGGCCAGCATGTTCTGCTCATGCTCAGCGTTGTCAGTGGAAGTCATCACAGCGTTATTCACGCCAAACTC